CTGAGCTTGACCAGTGAGCTCTTTGTCATTGTCTGCTCCTCTGGTAGGTTGAGGATGGTCTCTATGAGTTGTATATCAGTTTGTTCAAGCATACTGCTGTGAGTGATGTGGCACAGGCCACAGTGAATGATTGTGAGTAGGCCAAGGTTGACCAGAAGGAGAGACACTTCCAGCAACCTAAGGCTGTGTGCAGCCAGTCTGGTAGTATTAGCCTGGTATCGATGTAGTCCTGGATAGGCTCGAAGTGAGTGAACCACCAGGAGACTACTAAGGGAGTGATGTAATTGATTATCATGGTGTAAATATAGTAATTATTTGAATACAACAAAGAGGAGCTGTTACACTCCCCTGTTTGGTCACTTTATTAGATAGTTGAACACCTTATCATAGAACTTACCTCGTGCCTCACCACCTTGAAGGAAGCGGTGCAGTGTTGCGTTGACTACACCGATATCCTCTGCCATGTGTACAGCCCTATTTCTGCTGTTTAGCTTGTCTTTAAGCTCACTTCTCATCCAGTCGGTTAGTGTTTGACCTACTTGGAGATAAACGGTCTTAGAACGGGAGGTCATCTTGCTCCTCTATTGGTTGTACTGTGGCCTCACCTTGCACCTTCCATGCATCAAGGGTGTTGTACCACTTACCGTTGTACTCTCTGCCTCTGACATTGAATGATACTGTGACCTCTTGACCTTGGCCATATGGTGTTATTATATCCATCTTGTCATTGACTGTCTGGAAGATTACCTCTTGAGGATACTTGTCTGCTGTAGTGATCACAAACTCTCTCACTGAGAACTTGTCACTGATGACTTTGACTGGGTTGATGAGCTTGATAGCTCCTTTGATTGTTAGTTCTGACATTATACTACTGTTTCAGGAAATGGTATCTCCTCGGTTGTTGTTTCAATTATCTCATCTGCTATGTCACGTGCCATTATTACCATCTCGGTATTAGTCATGTGTATAGCATTGTTGCTAATCATTGCAGCCACTAACTGAGTGACTATTTGTGTTCTTGTTTCCATTTGTTATTTATTATTTAAAACATTAATATACTGTGAATAATACTCTGAGCAGTGGATTAACCGTTCCTTAATCTGCTCCTCAAGTGCCTGGTCTCTCTCATATCTCACCACTGTGATACGTTTAGCTGGATCTATGTGGTCAACTCTATGGATGGATAGGTTATCCCACTCAGTCAGTAGCTCATCAGGTGTAGTGTACATGGTGTAGATTAGTTCAAAGGATGGCTTATTATACAGCCACATATATGCCCTACCTTGCCACTCATACCCACTTGCATCACCTTCTGATGGTGTAGCAGGGAAGGTCTCTAAGGACCATGATGACTTGATGTCAATGATACTATCCTCTGTTATGATGTCACAACAGCCAGTCATGTACTCATTAGATACTCTCTCTTCGTTCTTAGTGTACAGAGCAAACCTAACTGAGTTCAGTAGGTCAATTCCTTCCTGCTCCCAGTCAGTACCCTTCATCATTGGCTTAGTCTTGATCTCTGTGTGGTAGCCATAGAAGTCCTGCTTAGCTATCTTACGTATCTCAGACTTAGTAGTCTCAGATAGTACCTCTGACTTGCTCCTTGAGTTGGTCATTAGGTTGCCGAGTTGTGATGCTCTCCACTTCATAGTCTTGCCTCCTGTTCTTTAGTTAGTGAGAACTGCTCTCTCAACTTCTTAATTGAGTAAGTGCCTTTCTCCATAGCAGCAAGTGCATCTGTAAGTCGCTCATCACTGATAGGTGGCTTGGTTGGTGTTGACTTACTTGCAGATGCACCATCATCATCCACTGCCTGTAGTGAGAGAGTTGACTGGAGGGTGTACCTTCTATAGTAGGTTATGGCACTACCTTGCTGTTGTGGGTTTAGGCCTGCTGGCAGTTCCATACATGACTCAACCTTTGCACCTGAGTCAATGTCTATAATCTGAGTGCATACACTATTGCCTTGTATAGGTTGCAACAGTAGTAAGCCGTTCTCAAGTAGAATAGGCTCAACTGCCTCAATGATTGCATTCAAGTCAGCATAAGACTTCTTGAAGTGTGGGTTGTTAGCGTTCTTAGTAACCTTACCAATTGCTAACTTAGCTCTGTGGAGCTTCTGGTGGAAGGACAGTGTTGCCTCTTCGTTTGCTTGTCTGATTTTCTCAGATGAGCTGATTAATTGCTTTTCCATAAATTGATTATTTTCGTCAAAGTTAATAAAGTTTTGCATATATGACAAATAAAGTTATTAACAATTATCTATTAGCTCCTCATCCTTATCCTCATGCACCTCATTTAGTGCCTGTTCCAATAGGTTAATCTCATTTGCACACAGCTCTCCAAATATTGCTGAAGCACATCTCAAGAATGTTGCAGCCTTAATTAGCTCTTCTTTTTTTGCTTTCATATCTTGTATGTTAATTCCTCTCCAGTCAGTGCAAAGTACAGATTTTCAAGTTGGTGAACGTATTGATTATTACCTATTCTTAATACATGACCATCAACTTTAATTAGAAAATAATTAAAAAATCCTAACTCAACACCAAAATCACCTTTCATAAATACTCTATCAGTAACTTGTTTGAAACCTAATTTTAATAATACATTCTCATCAAGCTCAAGAGCCTGATAAAAGTCATCAATTTCATCATCTAATAAGCTCTCAATATCCTCTAAGTTAATGAGTCCTATCTTATAAGTGCCATCTCCCATCTCTATTTTGTAGGTGTTACCTAATCTAATCTCGTGTGAATCTAATGTCATAATTTAATCTATTTCGTTATTTATACCCTTAACAGCACATTTGTACTTCTTTCTCAGATGCTTTAGCTTGACCTTGAACTTTGGCATTTTTAGTTTGATTCTCATAGTAGTTGTATTTCTTGTTTGACTTGATCTAAGTATTTCTGTAATTGAATAGCATAATGATTAAGTAATATATTAGTATCTGTAAATGGTAGAACTAATATCATCTCATCCACAGCTATCAATGCAGCCTTCTTAGCTATCACAGTACATAGTATCTCTTCACCACATTCAGTATCACTGTTAATTAGCATTATCCTATAGGTATCTACTAACTCTTTTGCCTTATCTTTTGCACTCATATCCCTTCTGTAAATTGTTCATACCACACCACAAACTCATCAAAGGTCCTCACAATGATGTACACCCCTCCTGCCCGTTCAACAGATGCTTGATACTCCTTCTGCACCTGTGACTGTACATCCTTTCCATACTTAATCTCAATCTTAACTGACCTTCCTCTAATGGTAGATGAGATGTCAGCAGTACCTTTAGTAGATTGACCTGGTGTCCACTTGCCAGGCAGCTGCTTATGGTAAGCAATCTCACCTGTGCCTACTTGTATCTTAGCACCTTCCCTGTACTGCCCTTGAGATGAGATACGCTCAGCTTGACCACCTTTGTAGGTGATGTAAGCAATCACACACTTTGTCAGTGCGTTGGCTGAGTTATCTGACCACTTAGTGAAGGCCATGTACTTCTCATCCAGTGATGGATACTTAAGTCTCAAGTCCTCCAGCTCAAGTGCCTTGAGTAGTTGTTGGTTTGTTTTGTTCATATTAATTTTGCTTTATTGTTTAACTCATCCCACAAATCCTGTGGCTCTTCTTTTAATTCCTCTTCTGGTGCATTGATTATAAACTTACCAACACCTCCAGAGTATGCCGTTTCAAGTTCAAAGCTATGATATTCACAATACTTTTTAAGGTTTCGAGTTACTAAGTTTTGTGATATATTTCTTTTACGTAACTCTGGAAAGCCATCCATTAGATCATCATAAGTCATTTTAATACTCAAATGTTCATTCTTTTTAAGCCCTCCAAAAAAGATGTTCATCTCTTGACCTATTATATCAATCAATTTTCTGTAGTCAAGATTCTTTAATGGCATATCAATAAGGCCCATCTCAAGATAGATACTGATGCAGTTCATCATGTAGTTATCAAAGCAAGCCCATTCATCCTGTGACCAGTCATTAAATAACTCATGGCCAAATTCCATTATAGGAGTATTCTTATCATTAAAATAACTACTCATCTCCACTTCATACTTCCTGGCATTAAATGATGCACTATCTCCCTGGATGGTGTAGTTGGTTGTAATTATTACTTTTGGAGACTCAGTAACATCTAACTTGATGCTGTCCTTTCCTTTATATTCAATAGTGATACCCTCTGTAATTACACTAAATAGATTCTCAAAGTTGAATGATTTTTTAACATCATCAAACACTAACACCTGGCAGTCAGTTGATACACTCTGATAAGGGAAGGACTTGGCAAAGTCAAAAGTTTTACCATCCAAAGACTGCACCTTTCTAAGTTGTTTCAAAGCATTCCAAAAAAGACCTTTACCAGAACGGCCGTTTGGATTCTCACTTATCACCTCATCATTGAATATGATAGCTTTGTTGTTTGAGTTAGTCTTAAAGGAGTGAAGGAGATATCCAATTACAGTCTGGAATGCTTTGTATTTTTCTCTATTTTGACCAGCAATCTTGAAAATAAAAGTTCTATATTCTGACTTATGGTGATCAGTTGGATAGTAGTCTCTGTTTATCACCTGGTCTCTCCATACTCCAGTGTTCAAATCTGAGTAGCTAATTATTTCACGTTTCTCTTTTGTCACTTTGACTATGCAGTTACGATAAAATAAGTAACACTCATCCTTAGTATCCTTCAACACCTCAATAGGTTTTGATTTTAGAAGGCTCAAGTAGTCTCTTTTAAAGAATTTCAAGTTACCAGTCATAAGATTGAATACACCCTCATCACATTGGTTGCGTTCTATCCAGTCAATCACATAGTCTTTGATGTCCTTTTCATAGACAATCTTCATAAAGATGCCTTGCTTTTGTATAAAGTCAAAAGTACTGCCTTCATTTGGGGAGTTCTTAAAGAAGTCATTTGACTCAAGAAACTCCTTAAACCGTTTATTGTTAAGTGAGTAATTACCTTTCTCATTCTTACTCCAAAACTCCTCATTGTCAACCATGTTGAACTTTTTACGAAGCTCATCCTTGGCTCTCTTCCAATCACCATCATACTTTAACTCAGTTAGTATGTTAAATGGTGAGTATGCCTGCTTTGCTGAAAATGGTTTACAAGATAGATCCTCTGAGAATATATAAAACATACCAGCGTAATGTCCAAAAGTAGCTGAGAAACCATCTTTTATATCCTTGTTTGGCCTGGTCCAATACTCAACGTCATCGTTCCTGGTCTCACAATACTGCCATCCTGCTTTTGCAAGTAATTCTTTAGCCTCATTTTGAAACTCAAGATTATACTTTCCATCTGGAGTAGTATCCTTCCAGCTGTCAGCCCACTTTTTATTAGAGTCAGATGTTTTGGATCGTGAAACAATCTCTTTATACTGATTAAATGAGTGAGCAAATTCTTTAATTACTTGCATCTCATCAGCTGATTCCAATGGAGTAAGTTTAATATACTCTGGTCCTTTGATGTGAGTGTATCCAATA